TACGCGCGTCAAAGGGCATCTAGAGCTTCGAAGGATGAAGAAGAGTACAGCGCTGCATACGGCGGCATAAGGAAACGACATGAGGAAAAGTAAAACCCCAAGCATAATGGAAAAAATAAACAAGGAAGCCGACGAGTTATTCGGTAGCCGTATCGTAGACTTAGCTATAAAGCGGCTCAATGAAGTTTTTGGGAAAAAACTCAAGAGCATCAAAACATTCGATGACGCGTGGGCTTATTTTGGCAAACGAAGTACGCGGTCTAGAAGTTATACGGCAGCGACTTGGATGCTCGGAAAGTATATCGCTGAAATTATCAAGGAGGATCCAACATTTTCGGATGTTCATCCAGAATTATGTGAACGGTACAAAATAACAGCGGCATGAACTGGCGGCCTATTCACGTCCCCGAATCGAATGACACGCGCTATAAAGACGCGGTAAGGCTGAATAGTCTAGGCTCGCTGTTCTTCTTCGCGCAGTTCACGTTGAAGAAAACCCGCCTACGGTTACTCCATCGCCAGATGAGCCAGAGCTTAGAGAGCGAGGACCTGCATCTTGTTCTCGAAGAGCCGATGCGCCACTTTAAGACTACGATGGGCATTAGCTTGTCAATGTGGTGGGCGATGCCCTTTACCGAGAAAGACGAAGTACAGATGCGCCAGTACCTCGCGTTGCTAGGGTGGAAGAACGCAGCGGCCGAGGCGTGGGTGCGTTGGATGAAGTTAGCGCATAATCAGAATACGCGAACCTTGGTTACGCACGAGATCGAGGCGCGAGCGATAGCGATGGGAAAGGAAGTCGATGAACACTATACAAACAACGATCTCTTTCGATATGTTTTTCAAGATGTTCTCCCCCGTAACACCGATACGTGGAACGATCACCATAAATATCATCGACGCGTCAAAGGAGCCGGCAACATTGACGCTACCAATGGAACGTATGAGTACCGAGGTGTGGGAGGGGCTTTACAAGGTGTTAGCGTCGATTCAGTCGTCAATGACGATAGCGTAGGACGCGAAGCGCAGAAGAACATGCTCAGCGGCGACGGGAATATCATGGAGGATATTTACCGCTGGTGGCAGCAAACGAACCTACGCTTCGACCCGTCGAGCTATACGGCGGGCGGGCTCGGGCGGCAACTGGTAATCGGCAACCGCTGGGGGCACGACGACCTTAACAGCAAGATCAGAAAGAAGCACAAAGAGTTCAAGTTCGAGACGCACAGCGCCGAAGGAGGATGCTGCAAGCTACATAGGGCTGGTGAGCCGATATTCCCGGAAGAGTTCACGATGCTGAAGCTGGCGCAGATACGCACCAGCTTACAGACCGAGACAGGGAGCAACTATGACTACGCCCACTTCTTCCTCAATCAATCCGTACTACCCGAAGAGTGCATCTTCAGTCCCACGTGGAAGCGTCGCTACCGATTCAAGCAATCGCGGCCCGATCTCAGCTTGGAAGATCACCGGAATAATCTGCTCATCGAGCATCAGGTTTACGACGGTCAAGCGTTGGAGGACGTTCCTGCGGGAGTCTTACATCGGCGCATGCTGGTGGATCTAGCGCACAACAAGAAGAAGAAGCGATGCAATCATGTTGTGATGGTCGTGGGATGGAATCCGGAGACTGACAAGCTCTATATCCTAGAGGTGTACGCTAAGAATCAGGGCTATAGTATGCTTACCGACAAGATATACGAAATCGGGCATCGGTGGATGATGAGTGATATGTGGCTGGAAACTGTAGCTGCGCAAGACTTGATGAAGTTCCACATCGAAGAGCGTAACCGCCGAGAGAAGCGGCCGCTCTACGTCAACGAGCTACCCTACGATAATTCAGAGAACGCTAAGAAGAACCGCATCGAGACGCTAGAGCCGCTGTTCAAGAACTACCAAGTGTGGAACCACGCGAGCTGCGTAGAGTTCGAGAGCGAGTACGACAGTTACCCGGCCAGCCCGACGGTAGACGTGCTTGATACGCTGGGCTATGTACCGCAGACGCTGGTCGGCGTGCGAAGCAAAGAGTCGTTCGATTACATCTTGGAGCAAAACGAAGCGTTTGCTCACAGGCAAGTTGGTGCGGGAGGGTACTGATGACGGGTACGGTAAAGTGGTTCGATCCGAAGAAAGGGTACGGCTTCATTCAACCGGACGAAGGGCGGAAGGACGTATTCGTGCATTTCTCCGGCATCATAGCTGACGGCTTCCGCCAGCTTGAGCCTGACCAGCGGGTACGCTTCGAGGTCGAGCAGACGAAGAAGGGCCAGCAAGCCGTCGAGGTCGAAGTCATAAGGTAAAAAGGACTACAGGATGAACATTGGCAACGCTACCTCAGATAGCACCGGATTCTAAACCCAAGCTCAGCTACCGCACGCAGCGCAAGTTTGAGATGCGCGAGACGACTTTCCCCTCCGAAGTGAACGATCAAATTAAAGATTGGCTATGGAATCAGATACGCGTCCGTCGCCGGCAGCTAGAAAAGCGGCACAAGGTACTGGTGCCCGAGTGGCGTAGGTTGGCCGAGGGCAAGCCGAAGGACGAGCATAAGAGCTGGCCGTTCGAGAACTGCGCCAATCTGGTTCATCAAGTGATCGGCGAGGCTTGCGACGATATGGCGGCGCGCGTCATGGGCATCGTCTGGGCCACGGCACCGATAGCTATCTACCGTTACTTCCAGAAAACTAAGAATGATGACGAAGCAGCTAAGAATACCAAGAAGGCTAAACTGCTAGAACAGTTTATGGACTACGTAGCGTACGAACCGAACGAGCTGGACTTGTACGAGAAGGAGAACATTTGGTTCAGCGATAGCACGAAGCTCGGCACCGCGTGGATATGCATCGTGCCTGAGGAGAGAGTCGAGCCCGTGTACATCGGCTACGAAGAGAAGCGCGGCACTAAGTTCGAGGATGCTACGTTGTACGAAGGGCCGAAGGTCATCAACCTGAACGACGATGACGTGCTGTACGACCCGAAGGCGGACTGTCCGGAAGAGTCGGACTTCTTCTCTCGCACTTGCCGAGGATTGACGCGACGGAAGCTCCAAGAGCGCGAGTACAAAGGCCTGTACAAGCGAGGTTCAGTCAGAGACATACTCGGTAAGCCTGACCGCTACGGGCCGGACGAAGCAGCGCGTAAGCAACAGAAGAGTAAAGGCATGACGCCCGCCGAGGACCACGCGGTCCTAGCTGAGTGGGACATAGAAGAGTGCTATTTCTATTGGTACCGGAATAAGAAGAAGTTCCGCTTGATCGCTTGGTTTCACTACGAGACGAAGACGATCATGAACTGTGTGTTCAACTTTATCCCGGATAATCAGCTACCTGTCGTACGCACGCGGCTGACGAGCGGTGAAAAAGGAATGAACGGGCGCGGCTTAGCCGACATCGGTCAGTACTCGCAAGAAGAGATCAGCACAACGAAGAATCAGAGGATCGACGCGACGACGTGGATTATGTTGGGCGTGAATCGTATCAGCCCGATGAACAAGAACATCGACCGCAATTTTAAGATATTCCCCGGCTCGGCCGTCCCGTTCAACAAAGATGAGTTTGAGCACTACGCTGTGGGCGATGCTGGAATTATCGCAGCAAGTCAGAAGAACGAAGAGATGATGATTCAGCAAGCGCGCGAGCGGTTCGGCATCGGGCCGGCAGTGGCCGGGCAAGGCGCAGGCGGATTGCAAGGAAGGGGAAGGAATGCACAATTCAGCAGCATGGGAACATTCGCCACAATGCAAGACTCTAATTCACGCGTGGCGCACCGAACGAGCGATTTTCGTCATTCACACGTTAAAGCTTTTGGTCTGCTCACAGATATGTACGGAGCAATGGGGCTGGGTCGCAAGGGTTCACTGTTTGGCATGGACGATCAGCTACTTAGCGAAGCTCTGCAAGACTATCTTGAGCGAAGAGTTCGCATTCCAATTCGAGCGGCTACGGCTAGCGCGAATAAAGAGGTTACGAAGCAGAACGAATTGCTCCTGAACCAAGCCATCGGCCTGTACGTCAAAGAGACTAGCGCGATGATGCAAGCGGTGATGAATGCGGGCCTGCCGCCGAACTATAAGAAGTGGCTCACGTCGGTGATAAAGTCCCGCAGCCGGTTGATGCAACAGATCGTACGAGACTTCCAGATCAGCGACCAGCCGGAAGAGTACATCC